AATACTATACCGTCACTTCGTTGCGATGAACGCAAACGTACGTCGATTCTGTTTCACGTGGAATAATTACACAGAAGAGGCATACAAAAAGTGCGAAGATTTCATCAATACATATTGCAAATATGGCATCGTTGGAGAAGAAATCGCTCCGAATACTGGGACAATTCACCTTCAGGGATTCTGTAATCTACATAAACCCATACGCTTCAACAAAATCAAAAAGCATCTCGATAACTCAATCCATCTTGAGAAGGCAAATGGATCCGACGAAGATAACAAAAAATACTGTTCGAAATCAGGCATATATTTTGAAAAGGGCACACCTTGTAGCCAAGGACATCGCTCAGATCTGCAAGCTGTGGTCGAAACCATCGCACAAAGCAATAGCACATTACAAGATATTGCCACCAAGCATCCCACGGCGTATATCAGATACCACAAAGGAATTCGAGAATATTTACGAATGGTTAAACCAATTCAAGAGAGACAACATAAAACTCTTGTATATTACTTTTGGGGACCTCCAGGCAGTGGAAAGTCAAGACGAGCCTTAGAAGAAGCAAAAGCAACAAACCAATCAATATACTACAAACCCAGAGGACTATGGTGGGACGGATACAACCAACAGCCAAACGTAATCATCGACGACTTCTACGGATGGATAAAATACGACGAAATGCTAAAAATCATGGACCGATACCCATACAAAGTACAAGTAAAAGGGGGATTCGAGGAATTTACAAGTGAAAGAATATGGATAACAAGCAACATTGACACAGATACATTATACAAATTTATTAATTATACAAACACCGCTTTCGACAGACGAATTACACTAAAGTGTCATATGCTCTAATGTAGGCGGCGGAGCAAACGTCTCCAAAATACATTGATTCTTAAATAAACAAATATAATCTTGAAATATTGTAAACTTTGATTTTGCTCCCGTCGGCGCATCCGCATCACCTTGAAAAGCCAAAATCCCAGTCCTTATCGTAGGCGCTAAAGTCTTATCAGCATCCCAGCGAATATCAGGTTTCCATTTTATAGTATTAAAAGATGAAGCATTTTTCGATTCAATTTGAGCTTCAAAGGCCGTAGAACATACAAAATTCATATGAGCCTTTTGAGTGGACCGATACACCTTTGCCCGATCATGAGAAGTATACGTAGTAAAACCAGTACTTCCAGGTGGAGTAGCGGAATGCCAAGGTAAGATACAATAGTTCGGTAACGACGATGTAGAATTATTTGTCACATTCTGATGAGGAATCACACGAACTCTACAGCTGATGAACTTGCAAAATTCAAATTGCTTTCCCAAGTTAACATACTCTTGAATGTCGTGAGGATTAACTGCCAAATCTTGGATTTGTACTTTAGAAGGATCAACAGCAATAGTAACAACCCTCGTAAGCTTGCACAACAAATTTCCCATACGGCGTGCACGGCGACGAAATCGACGCCTACGCCTTTGCATCTTGCGAACCGGTCTTCGACGGAACCTGTATCTACGTGCGTACGCCATTGCAGCCAGTGAGTCACTGTCTGAGCATGTTCCAACCGTCGCTAAGCTAAGACAGTGGAGGGGAGGCTAACGCTCGCTACCGCTCGCTTACACAAGTGTGTGTGTGTGTGTGCTGACGCGCCGCTACGCGGCGCACTAGTCGAGTGAAAGGATTTGGAACGAAGTGAAACGAAGTGACGGGT